CACTTTCTCATATTGTGAGAAAATAGCAGAGCTAGTCAGATGTTGACTATCTGGTAGCTCTGCCATGATTATTTACCCCAAGGCTTTTTGATTGTCGATGCGCCACCGGTAAATGCTGCTGCCTTAGCGGCTGCTACATTAGCGGCGGGTGCAGTCTTAATTCCTTCGCCCTTTGCTGCCTGGTATCCTTTAATCCGGTTGTTTTGGCTGCCAGAGTTTTGATTGTTCTCGACTGCCACATCAATAATTAGCGGTATGTCGTGCAATTCTTCGCTATCTTGAATTTGACCAATACCGCAAACCATGCAAATTGCTGACAGCTCGCGCTGTGCAATCTCCTCTGCCGTTCGGTTAGGATTGCTCAAGTTCAAGCGCGACCACACTTTCCGACCAGGATGCGATGGTCCGATAATCTCAAAAGTTAGTTGCAAATACTCGCCAGTACCTGCTTTGGTCTGCTTCATTTCGCTGTCAATGATGATTGCCTCATACTTGCCTGGTGGCACAGCATCAAATGATTGTTGTGGTTCTACTTGGGTTGCATCAAAATTTAATAAAGCCATGATATTTCCTTTAGGTTGGTAGATTGATAGTTACTTCGTGTTACCGGTCATCGCCTCAGCCAGTGCCGACCAATCTAATGGCAGGCTATCTGGAAGTGAATACCGATTCTTTGCAAGATAGGCTGGGCGCTCAGTTGTGTAGAGCAATCGCTCGCCAGTGCTGATACCTCGTGCGACCTTGTTGTTAAATCCTACGTCACTGGATTTAACGATTGTCTTAAAATTGCAGAATAAAACCATGTCGCACCATTCCTGCACCAATGCGCTTGATCTTGCTTGCAGCTTGGGTTGATAACGCTCGTATGGCTCAACTTCAGGACTGTCAAAGCGCTTGATCTCGCAGTGTGCTAATAATATGCTTGCCATGCCGTTATTACGCAGCTCGTTTAATGAGTCAAGTATTTTGCGCCAATAATCGGCTGCAATCACTGCGCCCTTGCCGTAAGCCAAATCTTTAGCGTCATACTTAGTGTTGACATCCTCCCAAATCAAGTTATCCAGCCAATCTAAGCTGTCAATGACTACAGTGCCAAAGTCATGCTCGCCTTTGAGTGAGTCAAGCGCCTCAACCACATCTGAATACTTGGTGGCCAATGGGAAGTGATCTGCTTCTAGTTTGCCTAAACCATCTTCGGTCAAGATAAATACAGGGTTAGGTGTGCTTGCACCGAAGGTCGTTTTACCCAAGCCATGCGGGCCGTAGAGCATAATGCGTGGTGGGAGTAAGTCGGTATTGCGTTTAATTGCTGATAGATTGATAGACATGATTACATTCCTATAATGTTAAATAAATAAAGTATAAAAGCCAAAACACATACTGCTACTACTAATTTGTCACCGAGATTATTCATGGTCGTGATCTCCAAATTCTTCAATAAATTCTGCCAATGCTTGCACGTAATCTTTCTCATATATCTTATTGACTATGGCCAAGCGCAGATTTTCGCGGGTAATATTTATGTGCTTCATAAAGTCACGCGTTTCCATCGACAATGCAGCGAACATGGTTTGGTAGGCAATAGTGTCGCTATAACCTGAGATAAAATCTTCCAAGTCAAAGTGCTCAACACCATCTGAGTCAATGTAAAATCCGGTGCGGAATATTTCATTAGTGATTTGACTGAGTGCAATGGTTTCGCATTCTTCATTAAGATCAGTGCGCTGATCTTCATCGCCGTGTAGGTTGTCGTATCTGCCTGCGGCTGGGTGGTGGTATTTCATAAGTATCCTTTAGATTGGTAGGTCGGTCGGTTGTTGCTTGCTACGGAACAGATATTATCTATCTATTTACACCGTGTCAACACCTAAATGCAAAATAATTATAATTATTATAAAATAATTTGTGCTAACATTAACATCTTGTCAATAAGGGGAATATTGTGTATATACAGATCACTGAGGCGGCTAAAAGGCTAGATTTTTCCAGAACATGGACATATAAATTGATTGCAGAGGGAAAAATCCACACGATTCGCTTGGGCGGCTACCATTTTGTGATTGATGATAAGGATTTTAAAAGGCTCGTTAAAGAGAGAAAGGCGAGGAAATGATGACAGATAACGTAGTTGAGCTGCACCCAAAAATAATACTAGACTCAGCACTTAAATACGCGAGTCAGGGATACCGTATCCTGCCACTTCACAGCATTAAGAACGGCATATGCACATGTGGCAATCATTCATGTAAGTCACCAGGCAAGCACCCATTGACTCAACGGGGCGCTAATGAGGCATCCAGTGATGAAATACAGATTAAGGGTTGGTGGTCACAGTGGCCAACAGCCAATATCGGTATTGCGATGGGCGATCACGGCACAATTGCGCTTGATGTAGATACCCGCAATAACGGCCACCTTACTTGGGAGGCAATACTGCAAGCCAATGGGCAGCTACCTGAGACTGCTACACAGCGCACAGGCAATGGCTGGCATTATCTATTTGTGATTGATGAAAAGCTCATGCCTAAGATAAAGGGCAAGCTAGGGCAGGGGATAGATGTTAAGGCTAATGGTTATATTGTGGCAGAACCGAGTATCCACCATTCGGGGCGCAGATACTCATGGGATGATGGATTAGACCTGCTGCAAGGGTTTAATCCGAGCAGAGCGCCAGTATGGTTAGAGCAGATGCTATGCGACAGTGCTACCAGTGCGCCCAGCACTGCGAGTCTGGGCAATATTACGCTGCCAGTTCAGCTTACAGAGGCGGCATCGGCGCTTGAGCATTTAGACGCAAATGATTATAACCAGTGGATCGAGGCGGGCATGGCGCTACATGCCACCGGTCTTGGCGATCTGGCATACCAGGTTTGGGTTGATTGGTCAGTTGAATCGCCCAAATTCGATCATAAAGATCAGAGGCGCAGGTGGATGTCGTTTAGGACAGATAAAGGCGGCGTGTCGATTAAGACCATATTTGCTCGCGCTCAGGCGCTTGGGTGGGTAAATCCACTGTCGGTAAAGCAGCCATCCATAACAGCCAGTGCCAGTGCTGATTTTACAGTGCAGCAAGGCTCAGACTTTGGCGATGCGTTTAAAGCCCCAGAATACGTCATAGACGGCATTTTGTTGCGAGGCTATCTACATGGCTTGACGGGTTTATCTAATGCAGGCAAGACCGCTATAGGGCTTTCTATGGCGGCATCGGTGGCTCTTGGTCGATCCTTTGGTCGGCATAAGGCAGCTAAGGCCAATGTATTGTTTTTGGCGGGTGAAAATCCAGAGGATATTAGGCTGCGGGTTAAGGGCATGGAACAATTATTTTTCCTGCATGGCGCATTTAATGACATTACTTTTGCATTTGCGCGGTTTGATATTGCTGCGAATATGGCGCACTTGCAGCAATTGGCGGTAGATCGCGGTGGTTTTGGCTTGGTGGTTGTGGATTCCAGTGCAGCATTTTTTAATGGTGACGAAGAAAATAGCAATAGTCAGATGGTAGCTCACGCCATGAAATTGCGTAAATTAACCGAATTAGAGGGCAGACCTGCGGTAATGGTTTTGTGCCATCCATCTAAGTATGCGTCTGGCCATGAAGGATTAATGCCGCGTGGTGGCTCTGCATTTTTAAATGAGTTGGATGCTAATCTTACAGCCTGGAAAGAGGGCGAGATTGTGCAGCTTGGGTGGAATAAGGTGCGCGGTCCGGCATTTGATTTTATCGACATTAAACTAGACGTATGCAATTTTGATGGGTTATTAACTAATTTAGGTAGTCAGGTCACATCGGTGGTTGCGACAGCCGTAGACGCTAAAACCACCGAGCAATTGCAGGACATTGCCACCAGTGAGGAAAATCAATTATTGTTAATTATGGGCAACAAGGCACGATTGAGTTTGCGCGAATATGCTATTGAGTTGCAGTGGTTTACTAGCACCGGTGATCCGTATGTAGGCAAGGTTCAGCGCCATTTAAAAGACCTTAAGCTAGAGAAATTGGTGCGCCTATATCGTAAGAAATGGGTGCTTACGGAGGCAGGTAAAAAGGCAAAAGATACAGTCAAAGATGTGTCGTGACTGTATCGCTGTATGTTTGGGCATAGATAGCGATACAGAAATGCGTAAGATATGGGCAGATGTTATTAAGGTTTTCAACCATAAAGCGCAAGTAGATCAAGCACTTGCGCTTGTTTTGTATTTGATACGTATCGAATCTCTTTCTCTTAACAAGTTGAGATACTTGTATCTCTATCTCTTTCCTTTAGTGATACAGTATCGAATACAGTTGCGGCAAAACGTAGTTTTTTTGCCGCGTATAATTTGATTTTAAAAAGGGCAATATTATGCGTAGAGCAGCCAGGACAGATGCGAACCAGACTCAGGTAATTATTGCGTTGAGGGCGGCAGGTGCGATAGTGCAGAGTTTGTCGGCTGTGGGTGATGGAGTGCCTGATCTATTGGTTGGATACAAAGGCGTGACGTATCTGCTTGAGGTTAAAGACGGGAATAAAGTGCCGAGTAAGCGAATGCTTACGCCAGATCAGATTGAATGGCATGAGCGGTGGCTGGGCGGCACACTGGCGGTAGTCGAGCATCCAGATGCGGCTTTGCGATTAATTGGTGCAATTAATTAATATTAAATGCTTGACTCGGTAATTTATTGCGATTAACATTAAATTTAACCCAATTTTAGGGGATTTTATGGCATCGCAAAAAGATAATGCTGCTACTTTTGTGGCGGTATTGCTACATTCAAGCACAAATACACACTTTATGCACCTGCAAACGACTAGTTATGCAAGGCATGTGGCGTTGAATGACTATTATGATCGAATTGTAGAGCTGGCTGACAAATGGGCAGAGGCGTATCAAGGTTGTTATGAAGTCATCGACAAATATCCGAGTGACTTTCATTTAGCGCGTGATCCAGTGGCATACATTGAAAAAATTAAAGACTTTGTGGATACGATCCGCAAGGTGTTGCCAGATGAGACTCAATTACAGAATATCGTGGATGAGATAGCAGAGTTGATTGATTCCACATTGTATAAGTTAAAGACGTTTAAGTAATTATGCCAAGCACATCTAAAAAGCAAGAGCGGTTTATGCAAGCAGCAGCGCATAATCCTAAATTTGCTAAAGATGCAGGCATTCCGGTGTCAGTGGCGCAAGACTTTGTTGCGGCTGATAAGGCTAAGAAAATGGGCGAGGTTCTCGCTCGCGTCAATCGCAAACAGCGATAAAGAGCGATAACATGGCTAAAGGACTAAAAACAGGCGGTGGCTCACGTAAGGGTAAACCCAATCAGACTACCCAAGACGTAAGGAATGCTATTGCGCTAATCGCGCAGAATAACATTGGAAACTTTGAGACTTGGTTGGCTCAAACAGCAGAGAAAGACCCGTGTAAGGCAGCCGATCTGTATCTTAGGGCAATTGAGTATCACATACCCAAGCTCGCACGAGCTGAGGTTACCGGCAAAGATGAAGGTCCGGTTGAGCTGGTGATCCGATGGTCAGACGAGTAGTTACGCTACCTTACGTGCCGAGAGGCGCGTTTAAAGCATTTCATAAGCGCCCACACAGATGGGCGTGTCTTGTTGCGCATAGGCGGGCAGGTAAGACTGTGGCAGCTATTAATGACATCGTGAGGGCGGCAGCGCTCTGCAAGTCGGCTATGCCACTATTTGGTTATGTTGCGCCATATCGCAGCCAGGCCAAGGCGGTGGTTTGGGATTATCTCAAGCGTTATGCCGATCCGCTCATCAAAGTTAGCAATGAGTCAGAGTTACAGATCGAGTTGCACAATGGCTCGCGCATCAAGCTATTTGGCGCAGACAATGCAGACGCAATGCGTGGCTTGGGCTTTGATGGTTTGTATTTGGATGAATACGGCGACTTTAAGCCCAGCATCTGGGGAAATA